GTTTGTGTCACGGGACCCTCCCGTAAGTTCAAGTGTTGTGCTCATGTATTGGATCCCACTGAGCTGTGGGACTATTCATCCTGGAGTACCTTAAATGTACGTTGATGAGAGAAGAAGTGGTCAACGAATTCACTGACGAAGTTTGGGTCTTACATGTTGGGGGCCCATAAAATCTTCGCGGACAGGCTTCTTTCCAGAACCTATCACTTTACACAGCTCGCGAACAATAGTCTCGCGGACTTTCGGGGACAGGCCAACTTTTTGTAAAAGCCAACCGTCCACTTTTTGACCAGCCTGTATCGGCTCTCCATCGCAAATAGCTTGTGCCTTCCTGACAAGAAGATGCCAGTCTATCATAGCTAAAAATTCTTGCATGTTGTTGTGTTGTATCTGTATTGGATACCACGATACGATGGGACTATTCATCCTGGGGCACCTTAGGTCTGCGCCGTGTAGTCTCTCGGCATTTTGATTAGCACGTAAATGTTTACATCATTTAAGACAACGTTTTGGGCAATTTAAGCTCCAGAACCCAATAGCGACTAAGTCGCCAATTAGTTTTTGATAAGGACATTACGGTCCAACTGCATACTAGCAGTTCAGGGGCCAGAAAGGGAGGTCGGTATCTCCAGACTTTAAAACTGGGTGTTCATACGCGACCTGATTATGTTGGTAATAGTTTTCGAGTGCCTCTTGGGTTGATGGATCAATCCCAAAGGCTAACCAAAATGAATAACGAGTTTCTGGGGATGGCTTTTTATAAAGACGAGTCATGCGCTTGGCCAACATGAACATGCCCGTTTCCATACAAGGGTCACCAAGCATACGATTAAAATGCTTTCTATTATGACCTGATCCTGATCTAATCAAACTTGTATAGAAATCTTGCCAAATGGGAATACCTCCAGTTAAACTCAATCCACCTTGGCCGAAAACGGTAAGGTACTTTTTAAACCCTTGCTCGGTGTCAAGAGGTTTAATACTAACACAATCTTTTGCTATGGCTTTATGGGGGTTTCTGACCATAACGTAACTTACTCCGTCATAGACAGGCTGGGTCTGACAAAACTCAATTTTTTCCATTTCATATACCGGCAATTCCACCTTCATGGTGAATCCCATGTCAGTAAACCAAGAGTTTAATTTCAGCCCAAATTGATGGAGTTGGCATTGTTCTATTATAACGACGCAATCGTCGCCGTTGTTCATCAACTCAAATTCATCAATACCACTTTCCTTACAGTAAGCCCATACCATAGCACACATCAATAAACAATTTCCAAGAGCAGTATTCATGTCACCACTCATGCGGCATCCACGAACATTGTACTTTAACTTCCCATCGTCACAGAAACCACGACCAATGTTATCGACTTGCCACCTAAGCAGCTTCTTTAACTTTGGATCATGGTTATACATGGCCAGATATATAGAATGTTCCCATTCAAGGGCAATATCTGACACATGTTGGTCGAATCTACTAGCATCCAACCCTATGGCAACAGGTTTCTTGAATTTCATCCATTTCTGTGCACACAACTTTCCTACCTCACCTGCATTCAAACCTTTGACTACTGTTACGGAGTCATTAAAAATGCTAGCTATAGCCTTATAAACACGATGTTCAATCGGTTT